CCTTCGATGTGACGATTGCATATCAGTACTTCGAGGTCGAGGGAGTCACCACCTGATCCACTAGGATCAAGGCTTATACATCATGGATCTATTTGGCTTCACCCTAGGCAGGACCAAGAAGCAGAAGCAGCAGGACAAGGCTCTGAAGTCGTTTGTCGTACCGACATTCGACGACGGAGCCATTCCTGTCGAGGCGGGCGGCTTCTACGGACAGTATGTCGATCTCGACGGCACCGTCCGAAACGACTTCGAGTTGACGATGAAGTACCGTGAGATGGCGCAGGATCCCATCGTGGAGGTCGCCATCGACGACATCGTGAACGAATGCGTCATCATGGGCGAGAAGAAGGCTCCCGTGAAGATCCTGCTAGACAGGCTCAAGACGAGCGATGCCGTGAAGGAAAGGATCCACGAGGAGTTCAGGAACCTCCTCCGTGTCATGCAGTTCGAGACCAAGGGATCGGAGATTTTCCGCAGATGGTATGTGGACGGCAAGATCTTCTTCCACCTGATCATCGACGAGGAAAACCCGCAGAAGGGGATCCTAGAACTCCGCTATGTCGATCCGATGAACATCCAGAAGATCAGGGAGTACACGAAGGAGACCCTCAAGAACGGGACGAAGATCATCTCGGGCTACAAGGACTTCTTCCTGTACAACAAGGACAATCCCCGTGCGGGAGGAAATGTGGCGGGCATAAAGATCAGCGAGGATGCCATCGCATTCTGCTCCTCGGGATTGATGGACAGCCGCTACAGGCGCACCGTGGGCTTCCTTCACAAGGCGATCAAGCCCCTGAACCAACTGAGGATGCTTGAGGACGCAATCGTCATCTACCGCATCTCCCGTGCGCCCGAGAGGCGCATCTTCTACATCGATGTCGGCAACCTCCCCAAGACCAAGGCGGAGCAGTATGTCAAGGACCTGATGACCCGCTACCGCAACCGCCTCGTCTACGATGCGGGAACGGGCGAGGTCAGGGACGACAAGAAGTTCATGTCCATGCTTGAGGACTACTGGCTCCCCCGCCGTGAAGGTTCTCGTGGTACGGAAATCACCACCTTGCAGGGTGGTGCAAACCTTGGCGAACTGACCGATGTGGTTTACTTCCAGAAGAAACTCTACCGTGCCCTTTCGGTTCCTGTTAGCCGTCTGGAGCAGGACAAGCAGTTCATGTTGGGTCGGTCTACTGAAATCACCCGTGATGAGGTTCGGTTCTCCAAGTTCATTCATCGTCTTCGCACACGGTTTGCTGAACTGTTCTACGACCTTCTCAAGAAGCAATTGATTCTCAAGAAGATTATCACACAGGATGATTGGCCAAACTTCCGTGAGGCCATCTACTTCGACTTCATCAAAGATAACCTGTTCACGGAACTCAAGAATGCAGAGTTGCGTGAGCGTCAGGTAGCAGAGTTAGGTAATATTAAACCATACATAGGTAAGTACTATTCTCACGATTGGGTTCGTAAGAATGTGCTTGGCCAATCCGAGGCCGAGATTCGGGATATGGATAGGCAGATTGAGCGTGAGCGTAACCAAGGTAAGATTGAGGCTGATACGAGTTCGTTCGGTCTCATGTAAGGACACAGGATGGAAAAGGACACAGAAGACATCCTCAAGACGGTTATCGAGACTCTCATGAAGAAGGAGGCTTCGAAGTTTCGTGGCCTCATTCAGAAGGAACTCGCATCGAAAGTTCACTCCAAAATCGAAGAACTGAAAAAGGCTCTGTCTGGTCAGGTGTTGACACAAGAAAGGCCCACAACAGTTAATGAGATTGGCGGCCCTGTTCCATCTGGTATGGCTCCATCAGCCCCTCCTGCCGTAGCACCTGTGAAAGCAGGAGACTTGAGAATTGTTCCCACCGCCGCAGGTGCGAACAAGGACGATGTGTCACTCGACCCCAACTTTGAGAAGGAATATTTTTTCAAGTCCTATCAGTACAAAGGTCAGAATGTTATTGTCAAGCAGGTTGGCACTGGTTTCGGCAAGCCTGTTCGCATCTACATCAACGACCGCCGTTGGGAGTTCTTCCCTGGCCCGAAGACCGCAGAGAAAGCAACCAAGCAGTACATTGACTCCATGGTCAAGTCCGCCAAGAAAGATCCCGAACTGGCCGCAAGCATGACCAATAAGGTCAAGGCCGATAAGAAGGCGGGTGTCGCCGCCGCCCCACCGCAGGCTGATGCGGCTAAGGAAGAAGCCCCAAAACCTAAGAAGTAAGAGGAAGCCATGAACCACGAAGAACCAGTTAACGAAGCAGTAGATGTAGATGCCCGCACAGGTATTTTCAAGCGTACGCTGACTCGCCTTGAGCAGAATCGTCTCAAGCGTGAAGGCAAGACTGACAAGTACGCAGGACTCTATGATGATGGTAGTGGTCGTGGTGTCTCTATTCCGAACCCAGTAATCCTTAACCAAAAAGAAAGCAAGAGGTTTCCCGTGGAAATTGACGGTCGTATCAAGGGCCTCCGTGAGGCAATGAAGCGTGTAGAGATGTATCGCAAACTCCGTGAGGAGAAAAAGAAGAAGACTCTCATGAGTGCTTGGAAAGAAGAGACCGAGGTTATGGAAACTGAGAGCAAAGAAGTAAGCCTTCAAGAGGCCACGGGTCTTACCAAAGGCCAAATGCTTGACGCTTCTGACCGCAATGGTCGTGGTTGGGTCGTGCGTGAGGAGGAACTCTCTCCCGCCCAGAAGAAGTACCGTGAGTTCTTCCAGAAGGCTCTGGAGAAGTTCGGTGCGAAGTCACCCGCTGACCTTGACGATGCCAAGAAGAAGAAGTTCTTCAATTACATCAAGAAGAACTATGAGGGTGATGCGGCTAAGGCGGCTAAGGATATCGGCGTGAACCCCGATAAGATTCCTGCCGATGACGCTCGCAAGATCGCCAAGAAGAAGGCCGAACTGGACAAGATTGTCGCCAAGCACAAGTAATGCCAAAGGTTCGTCTCAACTTCGGTAGCCCAGAGAAGGCGAAGCAATTCGCTGACCATTTTGGCATCGTTGGCATTCGTGCCACCGCTGTTCAAGAGGGCCGTTCCGTTGTTGTGACCACCTCGGACGATAAGTCCGTTCGCTTCATCAAGAGCATGGCCGAGGACATTCGTGGAGATGGTCGTGCTGACCAATACATCAGCGTGTTCCTCCGAATGACCAAAGCATCAGCGATGAGCGGAGATGGTGTTGACCTGAAACTTCTTGATGGTTCATTGGTTCGAATGGAGTCCACCTTTGCCAAAAGGTTCCTGATGCTCCATGAGAAGTTAGGCGATGAAGCCCGTAGAAATATGTGCTTCATCACAATTCAAGGCAAGGACAGCCACTCCAAGGCTGTTGACTTTGTGATGGGAAAGGATGGTTAGTTTATGCCAGGAGTTCCTACCTTTCCTGAACCACCAGTAATCACTTCACCCAACGGTATTATGGAAGATCAAGTAACCCCAAATCCAGGAACAGGACGATTATTCGTCACCACAGAGGTTGTCAATTTTAAGCGGTGTATTAAACACATCATACTTAGCAATTATTCTGCGAACCCTCTTTTAGAAGGTCTTGCAACCGCATTGATTGGTGTCACGGGATCGTCTTTTAATCCATATGGTTCGCCTACGGGTGATTCTTATGTGGCAAATATTACAGGATCAACCGCAAAAATATCAAGAATAAAGTGGAGCCTTTCTTCATCACAAGATCCTGTTCCCATTTCATTGGTTTTTTCGGAATCGGGAGATCAGTTTGTCGATCCACCAAGTGGAAATCTTTCAAAAATTGGTTTTACGATTAGCGGTTCAGATGGTGATTTGGATTTTGACCGATTCAGTATAAAAAACACGGCAACTAATCCCTCAGGGAGTTTATATTTGATTTATTCAAACTATGATGGTGTTACACCCTCCCCCATAGTCAATGGAACCATTGATATAGAATTCGTCCTTTAACAAGAAAAGTTTGTGAATAAATAAAAAACAGAGGATAGCATGGCAACTAAACAGAATCTTGTAACCACCCAACGCCGTCATGTGGCAAAAGTAAACTTTGTCGCTGAATCCGCAGGCATGTCTTTCGGATTGACGGGTTCTGTTTTTGATGCGATTGGTGGTGCGGATGGTGTCCCGTTTATTGCGGGTATTACGGCGCAAACCCCCTCGCTTTCAAGAATTATTTGGACTTCAAACGGCTCAACATTCGGCTATCACTTGAAGTTCGGTCCAGATAATAATAGCGGAATGACCGCCATGTCGGTATTTGGTACGAATGGAGAATTTGCTTTTGAGCGCATGACAGTCAAAAACACCGCTCCTACTCCTGACGGATTTTTCCATGTGAAACCTACTGCGGTTGTCACGGGAACCGTCATCCTTGAATTCGTCCTGTAAGTAAAAGGAAACAAATGAAACTCATCACAGAGGTCAACGAGGGCATTGAAATCGTCACCGAAGCCGCCGCCAATGGCGAGAAGAAGTACTTCATTGAAGGCATCTTCCTTCAGGGCGACATCACCAACCGCAACAAACGGCGGTATCCGATGGAGATGCTCAAGGAGAAGGTTCACAGTTATATCAAGGAGTTCGTGGACCAAAAGCGTGCCTTCGGTGAACTCGGCCACCCAGACGGCCCCACCATCAACCTTGAGCGTGTGTCCCACATGATTACCGAACTCAAGCAGTCGGGCAAGGACTTTGAGGGCAAGGCTAAAATCATGGATACCCCCTATGGCAAAATCGTCAAGAATCTGATTGACGAGGGGGCCAAGTTGGGCGTGTCCAGTCGTGGAATCGGCTCCATTGAAGAGAAGAATGGCGTAAATGTTGTAAAGGATGACTTCCGTCTTGCTACAGCCGCTGATATCGTAGCCGACCCTTCGGCTCCTGCGGCGTTCGTGCGAGGCGTTATGGAGGGTAGAGAATGGGTATACGAAAATGGCCTTCTGAAAGAGAGGGACATTGAAGAAATCAAGAAAACCATCAGTAAGACCTCTTCCCGAAGACTGGAAGAGGCTTACTTGAAAGCATTTGAGAAGTTCGTAACTAAACTCTAAATAAGCATAAATAACCAATACGAAGGAGATAACTGATGGATTCCATCCACGATAACGAAGTTGAAGAAATCCTTGAAGTTGAAGAGGAAGTCACGGAAACCGATGACACTCTTGACGAGCAGGACAGCAAAATCACACAAGCCGCTAACCTCAAAGCCGTTGGCAAGAAGACCAAGCCTCCGATGAAGATGAAAGAGGAGGAAGAGGAAGAAGAGGAAGAGGAACTTGACGAGGGTGCGGCGAACGCCAATCCTCAGGTCAAGGCTGGTAAGGGCAAGTATGTCGGCCTTTACAAGGATGGCACTGGTAAGGGTGCTGTTATCCCCGAACCCACCGATGTTGAGCAACCTGAGAAGGGTGAGTCGCAGAAGAAACTCAAGGCGAATGTGGCCGCTAAGAAGGCCATGCGTGAGGAGATTGATACTCACATGAACGCCATGTTTGACGGCGAGGAACTCTCTGAGACCTTCCGTACCAAGGCTTCCACCATCTTTGAGACCGCTCTCAACGAGCGTGTACAGGCCATCCAGACCGAACTGGAAGAGGAATACAACAACCGTCTGGTTGACGAAGTTGACTCCATCAAGAAGGGTCTCTCCGAGCAACTTGACTCGTACCTCTCCTATGTCGTTGAGGAGTGGATGGAAGAGAACAAGATTGCCGTGGAGAAGGGCATCCGTACTGAGATCGCCGAAGAATTCATGAGCGGTCTCCGTGGTCTCTTCCTTGAGCATAACATTCAAGTCCCCGAATCCAAGGTGGACATTGCTGACCAGATGGCGGAAGCCGTTGACGGTCTCAAGGTTCAGTTGGATGAAGAGATGAACCGCAACATCGCTCTCAAGGCTGAAATCGCTGAATACCGCAAGGCGGCGATTTTGAGTGAGGCCACCTCTGACCTCGCTGAAACCGAGAAGGAGCGTTTCGCTGTTCTCGCTGAGGACATCTCGTTTGACGACGAAGATGAACTCCGCAACAAGGTGCAGATTATCAAGGAGTCCTACTTCGGTGGCAAGAAGGCCGTGATTCGTGAAGAGAACTTTGTCTCCCACGAAGACCCGACCGATGCCGTTGAGGGTGGAGAAGTTCCCGTTAATCTCACCGAATCAATGAGTTCCTATACCGAAATGATTTCCCGACTGAATCGTCGGTAATCTAACACTTAGATCCCATAAATAACCATATCCAAAAGGAGAAAAATCAATGGATCTGACCATTTCTGAAGCACTTCAGCGTAAGTGGAAGCCGATTCTGGAACACTCGGAACTTCCCGAAATTAAGGATGCCTATAAGAAGGCCGTAACAACGATGCTCTTGGAGAATCAGGAGCAGTACCTCAAGGAAGCCGCTCCTACCAACTTCAGCGGCGCAACGATTGGCGGTCAAGAAGGCGGCGGTAATGTCGCTCGCTGGGACCCCATTCTT